TATTGCGATGTTATGAAATATGCGCCGGTTGATGTTGTACTTGGGGCAGTAGTTTTTTTTTATCGTTTAGGCAACGAGTTACTGAAATCTACAGTTCATTATTTGGAGAACAACAAGGAGTTTCAGAATATAGCAAACAATCACAATTTGGAAGTAAATGGGGTTGGTATTCATCATTCTATGCTATTGCTCAAGGAGATGTTAGAAGATTTGACGATGTTTCCAAACTTAGATTATCAGTTGCATTAACTTATTTAACATTTGAAAAAGAAAAGAACGAATTAGAAATGGATTTAATTAAAAGATAATAAAAGATAATGAAAGGATTTTACCAAATAACAACTGCAATAAAAGACCAACTATACAAAGATGCTTTTGTTAATACAGTTTCTTCGGGTGATATATTTGAAATTGATTTAAACAAGCAAACTATATTTCCTTTAAGCCATATTATTGTAAACAATGCTCAATACAATGGTAATACTTGGTTGTTTAATATATCTGTATTATGTATGGATGTTGTAGACTTTAGTAAAACAGAAAACACTGACCAATTCTTAACTAACGACAACGAACAAGATGTGTTACACACTCAGTTAATGGTTATCAATAGACTGTTAGAAGTATTACGTAGAGGTAGTTTATATGATGACTTGTATCAATTAGAAGGCGCACCAAATTGTGAGCCATTTGTAGATAGATTTGAAAACAAGATAGCCGGTTGGACTGTTACGTTTGATGTAATAGTTTCAAATGAAATGACAAGTTGCGAAAATGAGTGCTAATAATTTAACATCAACTAAAGAAGTTTTAGAAGCATATAAAAAATATGTTATTCAACAAGCACGTAGTAACCTTTCAAAAAGCAATAAGAACGTTTCTAAGAAACTTTATAATGAAATTAAAGGCGAAATACTTTCTGAAGATAATTACTTCTTATTAGGCTTTAGTATGCCTGATTATGGATTTTATCAAGATGAAGGTGTAAAAGGTGCTGACCCAAGCCAAGTATCACCTAATACAAAAATAAAAGGGCAACAAGCACCGAATAGTAGATTTAAATTTAAAAGAAGAATACCATCAGCACCATTTGAACAATGGGCAAAGTTTAGAAACGTAAGATTACGTGATAAAAAAGGTAAATTTGCAAAAGGTAATTATAAATCAATTGGTTACATTATAGCAAAAAATGTATGGGCAAGAGGTATTAAACCAAGTTTATTTTTTACAAAACCATTTGAAGCCGGATATAAAAAATACATAGATACCGATTTAATAAAAGCATTCGGTGACGACATAGAAACATTAATAGATTATACATTAACAAATAAATAAAATGAAAGTAATATTTGTAAGAAGCCCATATTTTATTGAAGTAGATGAAGCAGCACAAGTAGGTAGCAAAGTAGAATTATTTATTTGGAACAAAGGAACAACAGAACCTACATTGCCTACATATACACTATCTAAAAAAATACCATCTACAACGCAAAGAAAAAACGTTTACAATATATCAAGCTATGCAAAGCAATTTATAGATATAATAAACCCTACATTTGTTTCAACACCTACAGAAGAAGAAGATACAAATTGGTGTTACGTTAAAATAAAGCGATATAAGGAAGTTTCAGTTGGAAGTTATACTTTATTAGATACAACAACTTATGTTGCTTTAAATGGCTATACAAATTACATTGGTGGTTACAATCAAAGTTCCAATGTAGACTTTTTACCATTATCAGTTTCGGCATCTAAAGTAACTTACAACTATTATTTAACATCAAGTTCAGTAAAAGCATATTTAAATTTCTATATTGATTACATAAACGACACCGATGTTTACGAAGTTGAATATGATGATTTAAATGGTAATACAACTACAACAGATATATTAAATGGCGAAGCAGAAACACAATACGTTTTTAAAGTACCGGTAACCGAAGATAATGCTTTCTTTGATAACGGAAATAAAATGAGTGTTATTAAGAATGGTGACGTAATATTTGAATATAATGTTTCAAACGAATGCGAACCTAAATATAGTCCAATGCTTTGTGCATTTATAAATAGATTTGGTGGTTGGGAATATTTAACATTTTTCAAAGCAAGAGTACAAAATTGGGAAGTTAAAAATAAAGAATACCAATTATTACCATCAGATGTAGATTACAATCAATTTAAAGGTCAAAGCAAAGCATTTAATTTCGATGCAAAGCAAACTGTTAAAATAAATACCGGATGGGTTGATGAAGAATATAACGATTTAATAAAAGACTTAATGACTTCAGAAACTATTTTGTTAAATGATATACCGGTTAAATTAAAAACAATGACAACCGATTTAAAGACTTCTTTGCAAGATAAGATGATAAACTACCAAATAGATTTTGAATACAACTACAACCAAATTAACAACGTAATTTAATGGAGTTATATATTTATATAGATGATGTTGCACATAGAGTAGAAATGTTTCAAGATGAAAAAGTTTCTGTTACTTCCACTATACAAAACTATTCTGATATTGGTAAATTATTTACTGACTATTCACAATCGTTTACTATACCGGCATCACCTACAAATAACAGTATCTTTTCACATTGGTACGAAAATGCAATTGATAATGGCTATGATGCAAGAATTAGATACAATGCTTTTATAGAAATAGATACAATACCATTTCGTGATGGTAACGTACAACTTGAAAAAGCAAATAAAAAGAATGGTTACATTGAAAGTTATACATTAACATTTTATGGAAACTTAACACAATTAAAAGACAAATTTGCAGATGATAAATTGCAAGTTGTTTTTGAAACTACTTTAGGTCAAGCATTAAACCATACTTACGACGCATCTAACATTCAAACAAGAATAACCTCAGGCAGTACTTATGATGTAAGATATCCATTAATTGCAAATGATAGAACATTTAGATACAACGATGCAAGTCCCGATGATGTAACTACTAATGGTGGTTCAATTGTATGGACTGATTTATTTCCGGCAGTTAAAATAAATAAAATTTTAGAATTAATTGAAGATAAATATGACATTGATTTTACCGGTTCTTTTTTAAATTACAATCAAGTTGTAAAGCTATGGATGTTGTTAAAGAATGCAGAATTACCAAGAGCATATTCGCAAGGATTGAATGTTAATTTCTTAACTACTTCGGGTGTGGCTTTTCCGGAATTAAATTTAACAACTGATGTTATAACTACAAATTGGGATGCTGGTTTCTTTGGTGCTTCTGGTCCACAAAGGTTAATATTAAAATATAAACTTACACCAAATTTAGCTACAATAAATACAATATACAAAATAGAATTATTTGTAGATGGGCAAGTATATAATACATTTGACAATATAAGCGGTGAAAACGAAATAATTTTATACAGTCAAACAAGAAGTGAAGACCCAGAAAATCACGAAATGTTTATTAGAGTTTCATCTTTGGGTAGTTTAACTTTTAACAGTAGATTAGAATACATTAGAAGAAGAAGCGGTGATGTTGTTTCTGTAGCATCAAACACTACCGGTCAAAGTATGTCGTTTATTCAAAATATTGCTGCTTATGTTCCTGAAATTAAAGTATCTGATTTCTTTATGGGGTTGGTTAAAATGTTTAATTTGATTATAACACCAACAGATGAAAGAACATTTAAATTAGAACCTTTAGAATTGTATTATCAACAAGGACAAATTAAAGACTTAACAGAATACATTTACGCTGATGAATTAGATATTGAAAAGCCTAAGTTATTTAAGTCAATAGAATTTAAATACGAGCAATCAGAAAACATTTTAAACAATGCATTTAATGGTTTATTCAATCGTCAATATGGTGACTTAACATACAATAGTGGTTCTAATGCTGATAGTGGTACGTACGATATTAAACTACCATTTGAAAATGTTATTTGGGAACGTGCTACTGCTTCTAATTTTATGACTGCAACACTTTTAAATAAAGATTTGCAACCATACACACCAAAGCCTATATTTATGTATTTAAACGGAATAGAAACTGTTTCACCAACAATTAAACTTGATGTAAGCACCGGTTTTAATTCATTGTCCACTTATATGCGATTTAGTAATGAACTCAATTTAGCTGCAACTGATTTAAGTTATTTGTATTCTTTAAACTTTGGCAATGAAGTATCACCTTGGTATTTAGCTAATGCACCACAAGGACTTTACAAAAGACATTACGAACAATACATTGCTAACTTGTATAATCAAAAAACAAGGGTTGTAAAAGTAAAAGCAAAATTAGAACCATTAGAATTAACATCATTAAAATTAAACAACAGAATAATAATTAGAGATAACAGATATATTATTAATTCGTTTACTACTGATTTAACTAATGGCGAAGCATCATTTGATTTAATAAACGATTATAGAGCATTAGGATATAATTCAGTTGGATATCGTTTTGCTAATATAGAAATGTTAAACGTAGATAATACTGCTCAAGAAGTACAAGTTGATGTTTATATGGGTGTGTTTGCTAATGCAGTTGTAGCTACAGAAACCGGATGGGCAAGTTGGACTGGAAGTGGTTTACAAACAACAGACTTTAGCGTTAATGTTTCAATAGCAGCTAATGGAACTTTACTTCAAAGAACAAAAAACTTTGAAATTAAATTTGAAGATTTTGATGGTAATATAGTATTCGCACAAATTCCACTAACACAAGATTTATGATAAAATTAATATTAGAAATGCTGCAATTAAATGAGCATTATGGACAATCTGAATTAATAGAAATTGCAAAAGGTAAATATGAATTGCCAAAAACATTTTCAGCTACATTTAAACAATTTAAAAGAAAATTAAAAGAAAAAAACAATGGCGGAAATTAAAACAGTAAATTTAGAAGTCAATTCTAATTTAGCACAAACCGAAAAAGCGGTTACATCTTTGAAAACTGAATTAAGAAAGGCACAACAAGAAGTTGCATCTTTAAGTGATAAATTTGGCGCTACATCTAAAGAAGCTATTGAAGCAGCTAAAAGAGCAGCAGATTTAAAAGATAGAATTGGTGATGCCAAAGATTTAACTGATGCATTCAATCCAGATGCAAAATTTAAAGCATTGGCTGGTGCTGCAAATATCGCAGCCGGTGCTTTAGCTGGTTTTGAGGGTGCTATGGGATTAGTTGGAGTGCAATCTGAGGATGCTCAACAAGCTATTTTAAAAGTTCAATCAGCATTGGCCGTTTCTCAAGGATTGGATGTATTGCAACAAATACCCGATACTTTTAAAAATATAAAAGCAGTAGCTATAAATGCTTTTCAAGGAATTAAGACAGCTATTGGTGCAACTGGAATAGGTTTGTTAGTTGTGGCTTTAGGTGCGGTTTATGCTAATTGGGATGCATTAAAAAAATTAGTTGGAGATAGTGTTCCAGCATTGAAAGAAGGCACAAAACAATTTGATAAATTAAAAGAAGTATTTTTTGGTGTTGGTAATGCTATTGTACAATATTTATTAACACCTTTTAAAGCGGTACTTAAGTTGTTACAATTAGATTTTAAAGGTGCAATACAAGAAATAAAAAATGGTGCTGATGTTATTGGTAATTATGAAAAAGGTGCTGCTAAAGAAAGGCAAAACCAAAATGATGCTTATGCAAAGGCAAGGTTAGAAAAGCAAATTAAAAATAAAGAAAATGAAATTGCAATAGCTAAAGCAGCTGGAAAAGATACTTATGATTTAGAAAAAATAAACTTACATAGAAAACTTATTCTTAATAAAGACAATCAAGAAGAACTTGAGAAGTTAAGACAAGAAGAAAGGTTATTGGATGCAACACATAAAAAATCATTAGAAGACAAACAAAAGGCACATAATGATGAATTAAAAAGAAAACGTGATGAAGCAATTGCCGAAGAAAAAAGAAAAAGAGAAGAAGCAGAAAAAGAACGAAGACAATTTGAAAATCAAAAAGGTAGAAAAGCAGAAGAAGAATATGATGCTATTTTAAAAAGAGAAGAAGAAGCAAGGGAGAAAAATAGATTAGCTGGGTTAACCGAAATTGAACAAGTAGAAGAAAAATATAATAAGTTAATAGAAACCGCTAAAGCAGCCGGAGTTTCTACAATAGAATTAGAAATTGAAAAAGCTAATGCTATAAATGATATAAATGTTAATTTACAAAATAAATTATATGCAGACTTACAAGCCGCATATGAAAGAGAAGCAGCACTTGATTTAGCAATAAGAGAAGCTAAAAGAAATGCATTAGATACCGGTTTAAATATTTTATTGCAATTTGCTGGTAAAAACAAAACTATTGCTTTAGGTATCTTAGCTATTCAGAAAGGTTTAGCTATTGCAGATATTGTTGTAGGTGCTTCTAAATCAATTGCAGCAGCACAAGCGGCATTGGCAGCAACACCGGCAGTAATTGGTGTAGTACCAAACCCTATGTATGCAGTCCAAGCCGCAGCAACAATAAAGGGTATAGCATTAACAAAAATAACTGCTGCAACTTCTATTGCATCAATATTAGCTGCATCAATAGGTCAAGCTAAATCTATTACTGGCGGCGGTGGTGGTGGTTCGGCTCCTTCTGGCGGTGGTGGTGGTGGTTCGGCTGCACCACAATTTAATGTTGTAGGTAATAGTGGAGTTAATCAGTTAGCGCAAACAATGTCAGGACAATCAGAACAAGCACCAATTCAAGCGTATGTTGTAGCACAAAATGTAACATCAGCACAAAGTTTAAATAGAAACATAGTTAATAATGCAAGTTTAGGATAGTTAAAAGTATCACTAACTAATAAAAACAGACTTAATGATAGTTATTTAAAACAAAATATAAATAATTTAATTTTTAAAAAAAAGTAGAATGAAAAAATTAGAAACTATTTATTTAGATATAGACGAACAAAATATTCAAGATGGGATTGATGCTATTAGTTTAGTAAAGTTTCCGGCTATTGAAGAAAATTGGGTTGCATTAAACGAACACAAAGTAGAATTAAAAACAATAGATGAAGATAAACGTATTGTAATTGGTTTGGCTTTAATACCTGAAAAGGATATTTATAGAAGAAATGGTGATTATGAATACAACATTAGGTTTTCAAAAGAAACAGTTAGAAAAGCATCTGAATTGTATTTAAAGAAACTTAAAATACATAATTCAACATTAGAACACGAAAAGAAAACTGAAGGAGTTTATACAATAGAAAGTTGGATTGTTGAAGATGTTAAACGTGATAAGTCTGCAATTTACAATTTAAATGCAACTGAAGGAAGTTGGGTTGTAGTTCAAAGAATTGATAACGATGAGGTTTGGAACGATGTTAAAGAGGGTAAATATCAAGGCTATTCTATTGAAGGATATTTCTCTGAAAAAGCAGAATTAAATTTACAAGAAAGTAAAGATTTAGAATTGATTGAAAAAATAAAACAAATATTAATAAATAACAAATAAATAAAATGAGTACTTTAAAAAATGTTTTTAAAAAATTAGACCATACAGAAAAAGTATCTAAAGTAAATTTAGAAAGTCAAAGAGTAGAATTAGAAGTAGTAAAAGTTGGTGATTATACTTCAAAAGCTAATCAAATAGAAAAAGATTTTAATGATGAATATAAAAAACAAATTTTAGCAGTACAAAATACAGTTGTTAAATATAACAATATGATTGCTGATTTGGCTAATCAATTTGACAATGAAATAGATATATATAAATCTAAAGTTAAAGAATTAGGAATTGATTATAATACTGCACCACTTGCTAAAATAGCTGATGCAGCAAGAAAAAGTATAATGAATAAACCGGTTTATTTTAAATCCATTATGGATAAATTAAAATCATTATAATTAAAATAATTAATGTTTAACATATTTAAAATGGGAAAGAATAAATACACAAGTCCAAAAGATGCAAAAAGAGGTTGTTTATGTGATGATAGCACATATTCTAACGAATGTTGCAAAGGTGAATTAATCAATCAAGGTATTGGTTCAACAGTTTCGCAAGGTAGTTCTACAGTAACAGTTGTAGATGGAGTTAGAACAACAGTTAGAAGTAACGGATAAAACAAATTTATAACAAATATAAATAATAATAATTTTAATAAAAAAGTAAATATGAACGTAATTAATGAAATCAAAACACTTTTGGGTATGGAAGTAAAACTTGCCCAAATGAAGTTACAAGATGGTGTTACTGTTTTAGAAGCAGAAGCATTTGAACCTGAAATGGCAGTCTTTATTGTAAATGAAGATGAAAGAGTACCAATGCCGGTTGGTGAATATATGCTTGAAGATGGCAATATGTTAAAAGTAGAAGTTGAAGGCGTTATTGCTTCAATTGAAATGCCTGAAGAAGAAGCACCTGAAGTAGAAGAAGTAGAAACACCGGAAGCAGAACAAGAAATGACTTCTGAAGTAGCATCACCAAAAAGAGTAGTTGAAAGTGTTACAAAAGAAATGTTCTTTGCTGAAATTGAAAAACTAAGAACTGAAATTGCTGAATTAAAACTTGCAAAAGTTGAAACAGTAGAACCGGTAGAATTGTCAAGTGATAACATCGAAGTTTTAACACACAATCCGGAAGCAAAAAACGAAGTTAAATTGAATTTATATTCTAAGAAAAGACAAGCTACAACCTTTGATGTAGTTTTGAGTAAATTATACAACAACCTATGCGGGTGAATTTGCGGGAAAATATATTTCTGCAGCCTTATTAAGTGCTTCAACTATCGAAAACGGTGGTATTGAAGTAAAACCAAATGTTAAATATAAAGAGGTAATCAAGAAAATTGCTACTGATGCTATCGTAAAAGATGCAACTTGTGATTTCGATGCTACTTCTACAGTAACATTAACAGAAAAGATTTTACAACCGGAAGAATTCCAAGTAAACTTACAACTTTGTAAAAAAGATTTCCGTTCAGATTGGGAAGCAGTTCAAATGGGATATTCTGCTTTTGACAATTTACCACCATCATTTGCTGATTTCTTATTAGCTCACGTTGCTGCTAAAGTTGCACAAAAAACAGAAACTAATATTTGGGCGGGAGTTACTGCTAATGCGGGTGAATTTAACGGATTTACAAGATTACTTACTTTAGACGCTGATTTACCGGCTGCTCAAGAACTTGCTGCAGATGGAACTAAAATCACTGCTGCTGCAACAGTTATCGGTGAACTTGGAAGATTAGTAGATGCTATTCCGGCTACTTTATACGGTAAAGAAGATTTATACTTATACGTTTCACAAGCTACTGCAAGAGCATATGTAAGAGCATTAGGTGGTTTTGGCGCATCAGGTTTAGGTGCTAACGGTACAAACGCAATGGGAACACAATGGTTCAACAACGGTTCACTTTCATTTGATGGAATTAAAATCTTTGTTGCTGAAGGTTTAGCACCAACT